CCACCACCGCACGGGGGGAAACTCAGAAAGGTTCCTCATCAGTCAACTCAACAGCATTGAAGGTTTCCTTCAACTCGTCAACCGCTGATCCTTTCTTCATGCGAACCAGTTTACCGATTTCGTTGGCAACAATCTCGACACGCTTACCTTTCGTGCCGTCCTTCTTCTCGTAGTCATCTACTTGTAGACGGCCCTGAACCATGATCCGTTCACCAGATCCGATCAGTTCGACAACGGCTTCCGCCTGGTCACCGAACACCACCACGTCATACCATGATGTTTTCTTCTGGTCGTCTTTGCCTCGTGTGTCAGCCAACGAGAACTTCAACATGGCTAGCCCGTTGGCTGTGTATCTGAGCCCTTCGGGTTGCCGTCCAACGTTGCCGATAACTGTGATGTTATTCATGAATTGCCTTTCAAGTGTTTGAACGACTCTCGTAGTTTGGTGAGGTCGTCGGTGTTGACAGGTTGAGTGAGGTTGACGCCAGCATGGTCGGCCACTTGATCATGGTCGAGTCCTTCTTTGTTGCACGCCTCGATGAACTTGGCGACGGTTTCAGCGGTCACCGGTTTCACGACAGGGGCAACGGCTTTCGGTTTGGTGACTGTCTTTGTGGGTACGGCACCGAGGTCTTCCCATTCGGCTTTCGTCCACAACGACAGGGCGATACCGTATCGCATCGCACCGTTACGAATCGCATCGCTCAACAATTCCTTTGCCTGGTCGCTCTTACGATCCTCAACGGAGCCGACACAGTAGCGGGTGTGGCCGAGCAACGTCATCCAAAACCCTGCTTGAACCATGTTGCCGATGGTTGCCCGAGCCGGTAGCCCAGCATCATCGTAGGCGGCGGGTTCAATTGTCCATGTCGGATCGAGTTCCAAGAGGATGCGAGTGATGTCAGCATGGCCGACGAAATCAAGGCTCACTCCGCCCTTCGGCAACTTCGACACAATCTTCGGATCAGGTACCGCATGATCTTTCAGGATCTTGCGTAGCCCCTCCACATCTTTCTCAATCATTAGTTGTTTCCTTTCACAAGTGATTCCCACACGCGAACCGGGCGACGATGACAGGCCGCCCTTTCGCTTGACACGAACCTATCAGTCGGAATGATCAACCCCAAACTTTCGGCTCGTTTCATCGCACCACCCAACGCACGGCCATCATGCGTCGAGTTGATTTCGTTGTCACCGAAGTATTCCCACACGTCGTCGGTGGTGAACTCGTATTTGGTTTCGGCTAACACGATGATTGCTTGTAACGAATGGTCACGAAACTTGTCGGCGGCGTTTTGCCAGCCTCGTTCGATTGCTTCGTCACGTAACCGTTCAGCCTCTCGGATATTCCCCATTACTTTTCTCCTTTCACACGCAACACACGGAACGTGCTGCTCTTCGTGTATTCCTCCGCCAAACCAGGATGATCGGCGGCGAACCTCTTACTATCGAACGACGACCGTGACTGGTTCTTCCATGTCACCATCGCCGTCCCATCCACCAAACCTGTGTCGGCATCACCCAACAGGCCAGCGATCTTCGCCTTCAACTCGTCCTCGATAGTGGACAGTTCTTTCTTTTGGAACTGAACATCTTTCAACTCGGACAACAGGTGAGCATATCCGCTGATGTCAGCCGTGCTACCAGACGCCTCCGGATAAGTAGACACGATGTCGTCATACGTAGCAGGCCACTCGGGGTTCGGTTCACCGATCGACAACCAGAACACGAACTCTTGTACCGCCCTGATGTGTTCCAGTTTTTCATCCTGACTAACAGGCTGTTCATACAACGACACCTGCAACGACGAATCCAACACCGCCCAAGTAATCGAATCGACGTTCGCACAGATCGCCTGCTGAACACCCTGCCAATACCAGTAGCGGGCCAGACTGCCATCCCACTCACGGTTATAGGTCTTGATCTCGACCACCACCGCAGGTTTCTCCGGCTGGTTTTCGTATGACCATTCGTCCACCGCATCAAGCGTGGCAATCATCGGAGCCGTATCGTTCTGTACAACATACAGATACTTCGGTTCAACAAGCCTGACACCCAACAGGTCACCGGCCCACTCACGAACCATCGGCTCCATACGGTTACCACGTTCCATCGCCGCAGTTGTCAACGACACCACAGGTTCCGGTGCCATCTTCTCCGCAAACAACTGGTGTCTCGTCTTGAACCGATGCTCGCCATGTACTGCCGCCGCATCCGACGCCGAGATGACAGGTCTACCGTCCTCGTCTCGATGTCGAAGCCTTAGCCATTCCATTGACCCGTGTTCGGGTTTGACTATTAGATCTCCCACTACCTTTTCCTTTCTTCATTTGTTTAGCGACTAGATCCGGATAGTTCTCGACAACCCACTTGACCAGATCTTCGGGGCGTTGGCCCGCTGGTTGGGCTTTCGTCCACAGTTCGAGGTTCTCGATGCGGTTGTCGTGTCGGATTCCGTTGATGTGATGAATGTTCTCAAAGGGGTGTAACACACAACCATGATGCTGCTCCCAAACAAACCGATGTTGGGCATACCGCTTGCCCTTGTAACTGCCTACGACATAACCGTTCGGCGCAATACGCCACGGAATTTCCTTAGGAGTTACAGCGGGTTTGGATTTGATTGATTTCGGTTGTTCAAGCGGCACGTTTGTATTGGCCCGACGCCAATGAAAATGACAGTAACCTTTCGCTTTATGCGGATTGTTGCACCCATCGACGGTGCAAATAGAAATAGTGCCAGGGGATATACGCAAAGGTGTATCTAAAGCGGCTCCAGTAGCCCGTCGTTGATAGTGGGCTTTGCAAAGTTGTTGAGCGATTGGCTGATTCTTGCAACCTTTTATTGAACACGGCCCCTGTATTTTTCTTATACGCCAGGGTTTGTTCATATCGGTGCCGTTTCTGCGGCGTTGATAATGCCCCAAACAAAAACCGTGAGGACGCGCCTCGTTAGTACACCAATCAATAGAGCAAACCTTCATCCCCGTTGTCCCTTTCAGTTGTCCCACACGTTCTACCCTAGGGGTGTTGCACGCCTCTGTCAACCACCAAGTTCTTCGGTGAACGGATCAATCGGAATCGCATACGCCAACGAATAGACCGCCGTCACACACGCCAACGGAATATGGTTGATGTCCGAAACCGTCTCCGGTTCCATCGGATCGTTCATCACCGTGCCACAAATCGTCAGGTAACCAGGCTTGCAGTCAGGCCAAATCCAACCGACCGTCATCGGCATACACGTCCCAGGAACATAATCCTCGGTTGAAGTCCACCCTGGCCCATCCTCACCGGTATGAGCGTCAGCCCATTGAACGAGAACTAACTGCCATTGACCGTCATCGGGGTCGAAGTTGTCTCCGTTGCCCTGTTCCCAAGCGTTGTTTCCCTCCGCACTCTGGGCATCGTCGTTCTCGTCGGTCATATTCGGCTCCGCACTCAGGGCAATCTATGAAGTCGTTGGGATTGGACACCCGTACAGTTTACCTCTCTACCAGGCACGGGTCGGCTATTCCAAATCCTGGCCCGCGTTGGTGACGGTAGCCCGATAATGCTTCCCGTTGTAGTACGCCCATCCCTCGTGAATAGCCACCTGTTCATAGACGAAGAGTTGTTCCCCGTCTTCCTGATACCGGACTATCCCACAGGCTTGTTGCCAATCTTCGACCTGCCCGCCGATAGGGCGACCATCCAAATCCACCCCACCCTTGGTGCTTGGGACCACACCGTCGATCCGACACAAACACCCGGGCGACGCCGCCATAATCGTCCGAGGCCCATCATGATCCATGCGGGTACGAGCCGCATACTCACGCCGATGGATATGCCCATAAATCACAGACGACTTCGCCTCAGTATTCAAATACTTAGTCGCAGTCAAACCCGACGAGTTGTGCTTGTGGCCATGAATCACCCTCAGTCGTTCATTGATCCAGAACGACGACGCCGGATACCCCGGCTTGTACTCAATCTGGAATTCCTCAAATCGGCACAGATAAGGCACCGACAAAACGGGCCACTCTTCCGGTGCACCCCCACGTTTGATACCGAACGCAGCCAACGCATTGTCCATGAGATAGGACGGGAGACGTTCCTCGTGATTTCCCGCCAGCCAGACAACACGACAGTCAGGGCCAGCAACGATGCGTATTTGCCCACATAGAAGAGTGAGACGATCAATCGTTGCTTGGGTGGTGCGCTGGAAAGCGGGCGAAAGACGGTATTTCCCAAACTCAGGAAAATCTGCGTTGTCTCCGACGAGGACGATGACGTTCGGTTGAACATCCCTAACGAGTTCCAAGACAACTTCAATTGCTGCTTCGTCATGAGTTGGCTCCAATTCATCCCCATGTAAACGGAAATATCCAGCCTGAATATCAGGGAGGATCATCGCCGTCTTCCAACCATCTTCTTTTTTGGCTTTCGCTTTACGAACAGGAAGCCTTATCGCCGGGCCCTGCTGCACGACCGGCCATTGAGGGCCACTCTCCCACGCAGGAGAGAACTGGACTCCAAGCAAGTCGTGAATTTCCGCCTCACCATCCTCGTTCTTCGTGAGGCTCTGATAGACCGACACACGCTGGATCTTGCCGATCTCATCAACGGATATTCCCTGCCGGTCAAGTAACGCCGCCAACTTACCCAACGTCTCACGGCTCGGCGCAGGCGGCCCGTCAGCCAAACGATCTTCAAGACCCACAAGTACACTCCCTCAGGACATGACGGTTCACCGTCTGACGTGCGATCTCATACCCCTCATCAGCCAGCACACCAGCCAGCCAGGTAGCGGTATACGGTTCTTGCCTCGACTTACGGCGGTTCGGATCTATCCCACGGATCTGATCTATCGCCTGCTGCAACGCCGCAGACTCACCCGAAGGCAACCCGTCAAGAAGCCTTCCGACTGAGCATTTCCGGTGATCCACAGCAGGCACGACCGCCAGCCGTTCTGCGAGTCCCATAATCCTCCAATCTAGCAATCAGCCACACCAGATGGTCGGCTTCTTGCTGTCCTCTCGGCATCACCCGAGACAGATAGTAAGTGATTTCAGGGATGAGTGGACTAAGGCTTGCATCCAATGTCAAGCACCCTTTCGGAAATAATGCTGTGGGCTGGGGTTATTTATCGTGGGCGTGCCACGTGATGTGGTCGTCAATCCGACCGTCGATCTTCTCGATCTTATCTTCGATGCGGTTCAAAGCCCGCTGGTTCTCGCCGTGCTGTTCTGTGTTACGCCGATCGAACCGGGCGATCATGGCGACGATAGGGCCGCCGATCACAGCAACCAATACCGGCACCCACCACGGTTCCACGGGTCACTTCTTCTTCGACGGGACAGAACCGAAAGCCTGCTCGATTTCTTCGGCAGTCAAAATGCCGTCATCAGAGTAGGCGCGAGCAAGGTTCTGAACG